CCTATGGCATCAGAGTTAGAACAAGCTATATTTCTTATTTTACCTGTTAAGTCAAGGTCTTTAGCTGAAACCTCTTTCCCTTTCTTCTCAAGCATTTTGTCTTTTAGATGCCCGATATAGATAATATGGTCAGATAAAGTCTCTAACTTATCCATCCATTTCTTTACAGCCATCCTTAAATACAAATAACCTGCACCCTGAGGCAATGAAAGTACAGATAACCCTTTATTCTCTGGGTCAAAATTCTTCCCCATAGGAGTTTGTCTGTAAAGTTCTTTAGCCTCTTGTTCACACCATACTTCTAGTTGAGTAAGAGTGTCAATAGCAATATACTTATAAGGTTTATTAGCTTTGACAATTGCTTTCCCAACCTCAGCTAACTCTTTAAGATTGTTAGCTTTAATTTTGAGGGCTTCAACCATATCTGAGCCTTGCTCTAAGTCTATGATTAAACACCCATCCAGCTTAGCAATAGCTGTAGTCTTCCCAATCTTTGGGGGCCCATAAATAATCATGTGCCTTGGGGATTTTCTAGCTACAGCTACTTTTTCTGTTGGTAATGTTAATTCCATAATTAATTATTCTCGAACTCTTTAAGCCATTTCTCTTGAACCCCCGCAGGATTTGCTATATACTCATTAAAGTCAATAAGAAATGTATTTACATCCTCATAGGCAATTTGTCTACAGCCTACCCCAACTAATACACCCCTATCTAAAAACTTAATATTTATTTCATAAGTTCTAAGGGCCATTATTCTAGAGGGCTTCCATTCAATTTTTGTAGTTGGCTCCTGTTCTCTAATAACATTTTCCATACATTTAAATTTTAATTATTTTACTTTTTTACTCTTTCTTTAATTGAAAATGTTGATAAGTCAGATTCAAAAGGAATCATCCCTAACTGACCATCCCTATTCTTTTCTACGTGACAGGCAAGTAACCCTACTGGATTCTCCCCACAATAGGCTTCTGTTATCCCGTATAAATCATAAGGACGTTGTAACATCATAACCACATGAGCATCCTGACCTATCGAGTCCCCACCAAATAAGTCAGTTAGCTGTGGCTGATATTGCTGCTTAGCTCTATACTCCTGTTCTATATTCCTGTTAAGCTGAGATAAGAGGATATTTACAACCCCTAATCTTGCTTGCAGCCACATACAGGTTTTAGAAATTTGATTTAGCTTTTGCAGCTCAGTATCTTCTGTCCCAAGTATCAGTCGAGAATGGTCAAAGAGATTTATTATTGTGTGTTGTGGGAATTTAATATTCACCCTGTTGTTTATCTCTTTGATTTTAACCATATTCTGTGGTATGGAACAGAAATAGATAGGATACTTTTTATACTTACTTACAGCATTTTCATATTCAGATATTTTAGAGTCAGATATAGGGGAGTCTATACTATACAATTGTGAAAATTGCATCTTAACATCGTTAGAAGCTGCCCTCATTATCTGTTGATAATCAGGCATCTCGAAACTCCAATAAAGAACTAGTAATTTCTTCCCTGCATTCTTGTCTAAAATATCGAAGATCAGTTGATTAGAGAAAGCTGATTTCCCTACACCTGGTCTCCCAGCAATTACATACATTTTCCCAGGTTGTAGTCCCCCTAGCAAATTCTTATTTAATCTATCCCAACTAGTAGGGAAGACTATCCTATTCCCAAGCTGTGCAGCCTTGATTTCAGATATAGATCTCTCTACTGATTTAGATATGTGATTAAACTCTTTAAAAGAGTCTTCGATATTGCTAGAGGAGCCTTGTAATCCGTCCTGGTTCTTGGACTGTTGGCTCTCCTCCATTATCTTTTATTTCTTCTGTATAATATTTCTCCCAACTATGGTTATTAATCCAGGTTTCAAGCATCTGCATCCACCCTAAATTATTACCACGTTTACGGAAATCTAATTCTGTTTCTAATGCTTTGATAACTCTGTTATGCTTTTCCACATTCCCAGAGACATACTTTTTGTATCTTTCTTTAGACTTTTGATTGCTTTTAGCATTAGAATCTCCTGCTCTTAGAATTCTTACTGCCCCATTGCACATAACCTTAATGGGGAATCTGGAGAGGAGTGAAGACCACATACGATCAAAATCATCTTCTTTAACGAGAGATCTATTTCGTAATATGACTTCATCATCCTCCCCAATTTTGATCCACCCATTGGTTTGCAATTCAATTAAATTAACATCTAATTTTAAATCAGTATCTAAGGCACTACGACTTAACATAGAAATATAAACAAATTCATTAGGGGATAAACCTAGACTTTTCAACTGTTCTGTGTCTATTTCTATAATCATAAAATATTTTGTTATAGAATCTATACTAAATCGTTTTCAAATATAAGAAGAAATATCATCAATCCAAACAATGTTTGATAAATTTTTAATAGCATTTGTCAACCATTTCTCTTCTTGACTATCTCTTACATACAATACTACAACCTCAGCTACTTTATCAGAATCAGACAACCTTAGTAATCTCCCTACCCTTTGAATCATTTGAAGGGCTTTAGAATCTAACCCACATATAATCCCAAGCTGTGCATCAGGGATATCATATCCTTGATTTAGAGCCTTTGTAGAGCATAATACCTTGATTTCGTTATCTTTAAAATCATTCAAAGCCTTTTTCCTAGCTGAAGTCTTCATAGTAGAATGATAAGAAGCTGCTTTAATCCCTAAGCTAACTAAATGCTGACGTGTCTCGTCAGTAAACTCGTTAGTCCCTGAGAAAGTTAAAGTCTTAACATCTCTATTCTGGCATATCATCCCAGTATAAAGAATTTTGTTATAAGCCTTTTGAACTATCTCTTTCCTATCTCTGATAGCTTTGTAAAATAATGCAGCATTCTTTTTATCCTCCGGGGAAGAAGTATGAGGGGAGGCTAATATTGCATTAGCTCTATCAAAAGCATCAAATTGCCCTAATTTATATTTGTAGTGTACAAACATATTATTAGCTGATTTGTATGTCTTTCTCTCCTCATTAGTTAAATCCACAGCGATACACTTAATCTTGTATGGGGCTATTAATCCTTTTTGTACACATTGGTCTAATGTTATAACGTATACAGGGGGAGCCATATTAACTAGTAATACTTTATATTCAGGTTCTTCAGGGAGAGTTGCCGTCATACACAATAGCATATTATGTATATTATCTGAAAATATTTCACGATAAATTGGACTTAACCCTAAATGAACCTCATCTGCAACTGTTACTGCAAATGTTCTCCCTTTAATTTTATGAGCTGATGCATAACATAGTATTTCTACTCTATCTAATACATCTTCATAACCCCATTTGTAGAATTCATCTTTAAATTGATCTTGAAGTTGAACAGTAGGGACTAATAATAATCCATCCCCTTCAACTCTTCTAAGCATTTCCCCTAAAGCCATTACACCACACCTGCTTTTCCCAAAGCCTGTCCCAGCAATAATAGAGCCTTTGTATCCTGCTTTAGCCCAAGCCCTTAAAGCAATTCTTTGTTCTTGATCTTTAATCTGTAATACTTCCTGTATAGAGGTCTGGGTCATCTGATTTCTTTTTTAAAAATGTTATTGTTACTAAAAATTCTTGTAATTCTTTTAATAATTTCTCATACTTACTTATTGTCTCTAAAATACTCTTCACATTAATTTCAGGGATGTATTCATACTTATTATTAAGTCTTATATAAGCTGATACAACCTTAGTAAATAGATCTCTGTAATCTTTGTCATAGCATATAAAATTTTCATGCATTTTATTAGAGTAAGATACTATAGTTCTATTCCTATTAATATGTTTAGATATCTCATGCTGATTTAATTTAGTATACATTGTCAGGGCTACAGCCAATACTTGTCTTTTAATTGTAGTCTCCCTTGAATTATTCCTAACTTTAAAATCTGCACGTGGCATTTTACCATAGTATTCTACAAGTCTAATAATCATCTCAACAGGATTGTTCTGAGTTTTAGAAGCCTTAAAATTAATTATGTCTTCTACCTCTTGAATAGTATCAAGAACCTTAACATCCTGAATAGCCATTTGTGTCATCTTCGTCATCTTTAATTTTGTTAATTTGTTTAAATAAATCGTAAAATAATAG